CCTTCATGCCCACCAGTTTCATGTAGTCACTAATGACTGCATACTTCTGGGGCATGTCGTAGAACGGCTGGGCACCGGGGTCCTGGGACAGGAACTGATGGAGACCCATAAGCTGGGCTGCTTCCTGTTTCTTCTCGCCGTACCCAAGCTTCAGGGCAACGGTAACGTCAGTGCGCTGGTCCCACTTGGCGGGCTCGACCTCGACGTAGTTGCCAGCAACCTCAATGACCTTCGCCTGATCTTCGTTCTCAATGACCAGACGGTAGACCTCAAGGTACAGAGGGACCATGAACTGGTTGGCGAAGTTGCGGGCGATGATCTTCTGGCGCTGCTGGGAGAGACCCACAAGCTGTTCAACCATTGCTTGGCTGTTCTGCTTGGACACAGCGTCCTTGTTGAGGCCCTGAGACAGCTTGGAGACACCAGTGGTATCTTCCTTGTCCTCATCCAGCAACTGAATGGTCTGGAAGACGAAGGGGTTCAGCGAGGACTGCTGGAGCGGCATGATACCGTCAGGCCGCGTTACGTTCACCAAGCCACCTACACGGTTCTCCAGCATCTCCCTGGGGTTGACCAGAGCGCCTTTGACCACCTGATAGCGGGGGTTATTGGTGATGACCGTATGATCCAAGATGCCACGCATGAGTACCGTGCGGGCGTTCTGGATCGGGATGACCTTGGAGGCGTAGTTGGAGCCGTAGAATGCATGCGGGATAGGCATGGGGATGAACGGCACGAAGGGAAGGCGGTCGATCGGTTCCTTGTCGAGGATGTGCTTGCCAGCTTTGGTAATCTTCCAGAGCTTGGTGTACCCATCGCCGTCGAGGTCAATCCGAATGTAGCATTCGTGGACAGTGACTTCGCGCATTTGCTCCTGATACTCGGAGACCTTGTCGAAGCCAGTGTTCAACTCTTGGAAGCGGGCAATCATGTCTGGGTCGGATACGTCAGACAATCCGTCTACTGGGAGCTTGAGGGCTTCCTCCTTGCTCAGACCCATCGCCATGACCTCAGAGACCGTGGCCTTCACGCGGTGGGCGCAGAAGTGGGTGTCCTTGAGGCTCTTGGCCGTGGTCGAGATGAGGAACTCCTCAGGCGGAATGGGATCAATGCGAACCTGAGACTTGTTGATGCGGCGGGCTACCGTGCCAGAGACCGTGCCCATCTCTGGGTCGGCCGTGGGTACTCCACGTAGCTCTAGATCATTGGCCTCAAGGACCATCTCCAGTTCCTCAATGGGAACGTCAGAGAAAGTCTCCTCCTGATCTTCATAACATTTGTCCCAGTACACCTTGGCCACGCCTACGCGGCTGATCAGGGCGTCATGGATGACTTGGGAGAAGATGTCGTAACCATCGTTTTGACGGAAGATGACATAGTCTGTGTAGAGGGTGGCAATCTTGGCCATCTCCACGTCATCCGCGTTCTGGGGCACGAACTCAGCAATCTCATTTCCTGCTGCGAAGGTCTCCAGAATCGTAGCTTTACAGGACTCCACAGCGTCCCACACGTCTAGACTCACGTACTTTGAGTTACCAGCGTGTTGGGGTTTGGGAGACTTGCCGTGGTAATACTCAAGCACCTCTTGGCGCTCTTTGGACAAGATAGTGTCGTAGTTGGAGACGCCACTCTTGAGATTCTGATCTAGTTTCACAATCAGGTCCTCATCAGAGAGCTTCTTAAATTTTTTAGCCATCAGTGAGTCCCAATTCTAAGGTTTGACATAAACCGAGCTACAGCTTGGATTTCTTCCAGACTGGCATTTTGTTTGATTGCGTTGGCGCGGAACGACATCCACACGACATTTCCTTTTACGTACCCCTTGTTGGGGTCTAACCTATCCAAAGACGGGCTGTCAGGATTTCCTCCTGATCGTTTGGTTGGTGTGAAACCAAACTTCATTTTAATGCCCATAACGGGGCAAACACCATCAGCAGGATAAATAGAAAGCAAATAGGCAGAATCAATGTCGAAGGGTAGGTCTTTTAATTTGGCCCGCTGTCTAGCGGAAGACACAACAGAGGAAATCCGACTCCTGAGATAAGCCTTAGGCGAAATCCAATGCGGAGTGTTGTTCCTATTCGTCTGACCAGTACAAACCCATCCTCTATCGTCCACATCACCATATTTAAATGGCTTCGATGTAGAACTCATCAGTTACTTCAATCGGTGTGAACCGTCCTTCGTGTGTGTGATTTACCATCGCAAGTGCCATCACGCAGTCATCGTGGCAGCCTTGTTCAGCCTCCATTGCGCCACTCTCAGTGACGATGAAGGACATCATCTCGCGGATGGTGAGCTTGTCGTTCAGTTCTATGTCCCCGTCACGGACAGCAGCACGTAGCTGGTCGATGATGAGGGGCTTTGTCTTGACGGTGGTCCTGAAGCCTATCTGGACGCTCTCCCTTTCGGTGAGCTTGTCCACTTCAGTGACCATGTAGATGTTCGGATATGCGAAGTCCTTGCCTAACCTGGTACAGGTAAGAATGCCGTGGGCATTGTTTTCAGCGATGATGAAAGCTTCGTTGTAGAAGCGCCCAAGCTTCTCCAAGACTGTCGCAAAGTAATCGGGGTTGTAGTGGTTGGACCGCCAAATGGCGACCTGTCTCTTCTTGCTATCGAGGACTTGGGCGACTGAGTAGTCTCCCCTGCCCCCACCCATGGCAACGTCAGCGCCGATGTAGTAGCGCTCACCGGAGTCGTGGGGATAGAATTGGGTAAGCTCTCCGCGTGGGTGGTTCTGCCAATCGTCACCTTCCAGCGCCAAACGGGCCACAGGGTCACGGGCAGTATCCAGAAGCTTCACAAGTTGCTCTGGGTTGAACACCGGGGCACCTGTAGCCAAGAAGGCCTCATCAGGTACTGCGGGATATTCCTGCTTGAATAGGTCAGCAGAAGTCTGGGCAATGCGCTTGCGGCGGAACATGAGTTGCTCATCGTCCAAGTTGAACTTGTCAATGAGGTCCTGTTCCTCCGGGGTATGGTCGAGAGCCTCAGGGCACGGAGCGCGGTAAGCGGGGTCCAAGAACCATGGGATGAAGACAGGACGATAGCCGTTCTTGCCTTCCACAGCGCCTTTCCACAGGTCATAATAGAGGCCTGTGATGCCGTTCGCTGTGCTTTCGATGAATACTGCGGTGCCTTTGCTCTCAGGGACAGCCTGAATGAGGCCGTTCCAGTTATCCTTCGCCGCATTGACGGGCCAGAAGGCCAACTCAGAAGCGTGAAGGTGGGAGATGGTTTCACCACGGGCGATGCTCTCACCGCCTGCGGTAGCCACCACATACGAAGAGTCGAGGCTGTCGAACGAGAGTTCGCGCCTGGAGGAGTACTTCGTGGAGGGCTTGAGGATGTCAGGGCAGTTCTCGTGGAACCGCTTGGTCATATCGAACAGTGCGCGGGTCGAGTCGGCGTGGTGAGTTACCACCATGGCCTTGCGGGCGCGGTTCTGCGACACACTGAAATACATGTAGCCACCCACACAGGTGGACAGGCCCTGCTGTCGGGCCTTGAGGATGATGATACGGACAAAGCCGCGCTCATTCATCTCCTCGTCAATTGCTTTCTGTAGTATCTGCTGGGCTGCGTTCAGGACGAGGGGCTTGATCTCGCCGTCCTTCGTCCTGATCTTCAGTGCAGCCTTAGAGTAGAATGGAAACTCGTCCCGTAGCCTCTTGCGTACTGCAAGGACCTCAGGGCTTATCGCCATTCTTTTCGTCCTCAATGAGCGAGGAGAGGAACTCCTCAGCGGTCTTCAAGGTGGTCTCGTTCTTGACCACAGGCTTCGTCTGAGTGAAGTCCAGAATGAGCTTCGCGGCCTTCAGACGGTTGTCCGTGGTGCCGTTGGTTGCTTCCATGACCTCAATCGCAGCCTTCATGGCCTTGTTGGAGGTCTCGTTGTCAGCGACCCAAATGTCTTTCTCTGCCATTATTCTAATAGCCTTCTCTGCTGTTTCACGGGCCTTTGCTTGGATAGGGAGCCAGTCCCTGAGAGCAATGCCGTCAGGATGACCTTTTCGTCTTCCAACCAGGTGCGGGTTTGCGGCTTTCCACTTTGCCAAGCCTTCCAGTCGCTTTTTGGTCATCTCTGGGGACGCCATCCTCTGGCGCACTTCCAGAGGACTGTTTATGT